CCTGAATATGTTTCCAGATTTTATGTTGTTTTATTTCTTTATGCTGTGGTTGAGCCCGTCATGACTGACTATTTAACCACATGCATTATTTGGTGAGAGGAGCAGCATCAGATCCAGCAACAGCAAGCCGAACCCTCTTTCCATCTACTTTGAGTTTACGGCCAGTTGCCAGTTGACTGGTGCGATCACGCACACGTGATTGCGTGGACAGTTTACCCTCTTGATTTGGTTTAGATGACTGCTTGTCACGCATACGCTGAGCTTGAATTTCACGCAGCAGATTGGGCACAGCAGTAAGCAACTGTGATCCCAATGACACCGCGGTTCCAATAGACGGAGCGGTCAAAACTGCAATGACATGAGGAGCCACCTTAGCAATAGTACTAGCCACCATACGGAAGTAATCACCATGAGCGTTCATAGACACTGGAACAGCATATGGTGCATCCCTAGCAGCAATTGCATAGCTAGAAAGAGCTACCGGATCGAATATGGGACTAGGAGTAGCTAATGGCATCATAGTAGACAAGGGGACTGGGAAATATTCAACAATAGCACGCACCGTCACACTAAGAGTCGTTTCATGCGACAATCCAGAAAAGTACGCACAACACGGCAAAAATCCAGAAATTGGCATAGTGGATGGTGTAGGAACAGTAGTGCTAGCTGTTGTTTCACTAGAACTTGGCACCCAATGTGAGTAGGGATAATTAGAAGCTGAGTCATAATAGCCAATGCCACTACGACTAGTAGCAAATCCGGGTTTGAGATCAAACTGACTCAACCTAGGCACCATATAGACTCCTTCTTCAGCATTCCATTGCCCACTACCAGGATAACTACGAACTTCAGTTTCACTCTTTGGCAGAACTCCAATACGATGTTCGAGAACTGAAGCATTGGCCCATGTTCCAGTGCCATTAGTATCTACGTACAAGCAAGAGGTATCATCACCATCTGCTTGATTCATCATAGCTACATTCACGGTCCCCTGTTTGTAAATAGCAGCAGTGTTATTGTATACCTCTATACCTATAGCAATCAACCGACCAGCATCTATGATTGATGTAGGACGAGTGTACAAAAGATAACGATCAGCAGACCCATTCTGAAAACAGTTTAGGTCAACACCTGGTCCATCTGCCAAAACGACAACTGGACCAATGTTTAAAGCGGCGGGTAAACTTGCGTGATCAAATTTATAAATGCATTTGGTGACCGCAGATGATACACCAAACGATGTTGCTCCATCCAGACCAGTGAAGAACACAGCAGCATCATAATTGCCAGCCTGTGCGGCTGGACAAGAAATTGCAGCTGTTGTGCAAAACATCTGGCACACGCTTTTGCCAGCGTGCAATCCTGGATAACCTTCGAGTTGTTGTTGATAATCGTGAAATGGATCAAGAGCTGAAACCATCCAGCGTGATCCATCAAGAGTAATATTTGCAGACATGTAAGCGGTTCAATCAATGTATATCTCTGTATATTTGTTGGGATGTACCCTACTCCGGGGCGCTCCGGTAGGTTAAGTAAACTGGTAAGTGCCTACCAGTCAACACATACAACATTTTCTAAAGCGGTAGAAATTTCCGCTGCTTTTCTGAACCACTCTTCCCAATTACATTGCTCATTTGGTGTAATACCAAAAGCAGCTGCAAAAGATACTCTTGCGACATCAGTAACTGTAGTTTGAAATTTGTGATGCAGCATAGCACTTTCTCGTTGCAATCCACCCTCCAGTGTAGGATCAACAACTTTACGACAATGCTTAACTCTCTGCATCCACTGGTAAAATTCAGAGAAAAGTGGTAATCCATCAGTTAGACTTGCCCCACATTGACCAACTGTAAAACACAATCGCTCAAACAACGCACGATTGCCAATTGGTTTTAAGAAAGTCAAGTCCTTTGGAATGGCCGAAAGTGGATTTCTGCACATACGCCAACACTCACCATCAAACACTGGATTCATTTGACAGAAAGAGACGCGTTCAACAACATCCACAGGTTGCTCCACTTTCATAACAAACCCAAG